CCATGAGCTCGATGAGCCCGGAGATGGGATTCCGGAAGAGTTGGCGATTGAAGATGTTCCTCCAGTGCTTAGGCCTGTAGCTGAAACCATGACGGACAAAGAAAACAGTATGGATGACTTGGAACGGTTGGCGAGAGAGCTTCATAATGCGCCCAAGGATGCAACTCACGGTTTTATTAATTGCGATGATAAAGTTATATGGGTATCAGATGATTTACCCCGGGCGTACATAAAATTCAATATTGATCCGATCAAAGCCAAGCGAGACGACCTATCAGGCAAGCCGAAAGATTGGGCTGGTGACTTCCTGTGTCAAAACAAGTATTCGTTGTGGCAGTCATATGAGCATGAAGCACCAGAGGCTTATAAAGACGGTCAATGGAAAGGTGATCATTGCTGTGGTGTGTATGGTTCCGGCGGTGAAGTCCTAGGCGACTGGAGCGACACACTAGAGGAGAGAGTAATGACAGTAGATATTAAAGACTCATTTGATTCTACATGGGGAGAAATGGGTATGGGGAATTATCCAGATAAAGATTTTTTGGATAAATCCATCGAAGATAAATCGGTAGAGTGGGTAGATGGAATATGCCCAATTGGTGAAATATGCGAATGGGCCGACAACTTAGTGTATGACGGGATTGGTGATCAATGCGTGATATACCGATGGCGCGAAGGAGATAGACTGGAGTGTCTGGCGCATCGAAAGTCAGAATCGGCAAACGTTGTTGCAGTTTTCTGGAATATGGATAAAAAATCAGCCTGTGCAGTGGTAAGAAATCATCAAGGGACTGAGCTTTATCGGCCCATCAAATCTCCCAAAGAGAAAGCTATAGAGGAGATTGATGATTTACATGAACACTGGAGACAAAGGCTTGAGATTGTTGAAACAATAGGTGAATATTTATACAGCCGTGGGTACCGTAAACCGTGATACACTAACCATCCAGTGAGTAAGCCCCCTAAAGCCCGTCCAAGTGTCGGGCTTTTTTATGTTTAGGCTGCTGTGGTATGATGGTGATCTATTAGACGAGGTAATTGTATGAGTGATTCATTAAATCCGGTATCGATAATCCACACACAGTGTGGTGGTGAGGCTTTCAAATATACTGGTGATACAAGTGGCGGTAATGTCATATGTGTTGAACATGTAGTTGATTATCATCCTGACTACAAACCAGAATCTAGTACTCCAATAATGTGTAAATCATGTGGCTGCCCGGTTTCTCCAATGGGTTTGCATCCTGCGTAATGTGAGAGCCTGATATGAAAATACTAATCAAACATTGCAGTCACTGTAAGCAACAAACAAAGTTCTGTGTGCCAACTGTGTATCACCTGCTTCACCTGTGCCTGTCAGTCTTCACTGGCGGGATTTGGTTGCTTCCCTGGGTGATCATCTCGCTGAATGCAAAGACCGCTGCAAACTGTGTTGAGTGCGGGAAGGTGGCGGGGATTGTTGGTGGGTTTACTTCTAGGGCTGTTGAAGGATCTGTTAACGTTAATCCTAAGTTTGGTGCAGAATGAACAAAAGAACTTTACACCATAAAAAGACATCTGATTTAATTCCTTACGTCAACAATTCACGAACGCATTCAGACGAACAGGTTAACCAGGTTGCGGCCAGCATTAAAGAATTCGGATTCACTAACCCGGTGCTGATTGATGGCGACAACATGATCATAGCCGGCCACGGCCGCGTTATGGCCGCAAAGAAGCTTGGTGTTGATGAAGTGCCTTGCCTGATACTGGATGACCTTACAGAGGCCCAGAAGAAGGCCTACGTCATCGCTGACAACAAGCTGGCGCTGAACGCTGGCTGGGATGATGAATTATTGCGCGTCGAACTCGAAGGTCTCGATGAGTTAGGCTTCGATCTGGACTTGCTCGGTTTTAGTGATGAAGAATTGAACGCACTGCTTGAGCCTGACCGAGTCGAAGGATTAACTGATGAGGATGAATGCCCAGAGCCGCCAGAGGTGCCTGTAAGCGTACTAGGTGATATATGGCAGCTAGGCAATCATCGGTTGATGTGCGGGGATAGTACGAGCATCGATGCGGTTGATGAATCGTTGGAAGGAAATCGTGCAGATATGGTCCATACTGACCCGCCTTATGGGATCAGCTATCAGTCAAATAAACGCGAGAAGTCAGAAAAATTTGATGTACTTAAAAACGATGATGTGTTTCTTGATGTGGCTCCAGTTATTGAAGCCTGCTCAACGGGATGGGTATTTGTATGGACCAGCTGGAAAGTTCTTCCACAATGGATAGATTTGTTTAATGGATTTGGATACCCAACTAACCAAGTTATATGGTTCAAAGGCGGCGGCGGCATTGGTGATCTGAAGAAAACATTTTTCAGTGATTATGAAACGGCACTAGTATGGCATCGCGGCGCTGAATTGACAGGTAAGCGAATTGGCTCTGTTTGGAAAGTTGATAAAGATGGGGCCGCCAGTTATGTGCATCCCACTCAAAAACCTGTGGCGCTGCCTGAAGAGGCGATAGATAAAACCACTCGATCGGGCGCTGTTGTTCTGGATTTATTCGGCGGCTCAGGTTCGACATTGATAGCCTGCGAAAAAACCAACCGCCACGCTCGACTGATGGAGCTGGATGAAAAATACGTCGACGTAATCATCAACCGATGGCAGAACTTCACCGGCAAGCAAGCAGTGCACATAGATAGCGGGAAAACATACGCAGAATTAAAGGCGGAACGCGATGGCGAAGTATAAAGAAGAGTTTGCTGATCAATTGCCGACAATGTTTGCCAATGGCGAGTCTGTTGCCGAGGTTTGCCAAGTATTAGGAGTGACACGCCGGGCATTCTATGACTGGGTTGATAAATATCCAGAGTTTGCAGCAGCATATGAGGAAGGAAAGGGCGCGTCTGAAGCCTGGTGGACCAAGCTTGGCCGGGCCGGTGCCACTGGTAAAGTCGGCATACAGCCTACAGTATGGATCTTCAACATGAAGAACCGATTTGATTGGCGTGATAAGACTGATCATGTGCACAGCGGTCCTGGCGGCGGACCGATCGAAACAATAAGTCGTGAAATGACAGCAGAAGAAGCTGCGAAGATATATTCTCAAGAAGTTCTTAACAATGAGTGAAGCTTGGCCACCTGACTATGTTGCGGAATTCCAGAAGCGTCAGGAACGGCTTAGGAATATACGCGCAAAAAAACTGTTTGAAATAACCAAAAAATATTATTCAGACAGGCCTGTTGAATTCATAGAGCATTGGTGCGTCACTTACGATCCAAGAAACGCAGGGAAAGGAATTCCCACGATAATGCCATTTGTAATGTTCCAGAGGCAAAAGGAGCTCGTTTCATTCCTGTTAGATCTCATCCAAAACGACCAAGATGGATTGATTGAAAAGTGCAGGGACATGGGCGCCACCTGGGTCAGTGCTGCTTTCAGCGTGTGGCTTTGGCTGTTTAAGGATGGTGCCGCTGTAGGATGGGGCTCGCGTAAAGAGCTATTGGTTGACCGCATAGGCGATCCTGACTCTATATTCGAAAAAATACGGATGATCATTCGTTACCTCCCTGACTTCTTCATGCCAGAAGGCTTCAATTCTTTAGAACACCTTAACCACATGAAGTGTTTAAACCCGGGGAATAGCGCGACTATAACGGGTGAGGCTGGTGATAATATTGGGCGCGGCGGCAGAAAACTTATATATTTCAAAGACGAATCTGCTCATTACGAGCGACCAGAGCTTATAGAATCAGCGCTGGGCGACAATACTAACGTCCAGGTAGACATCTCGTCCGTTAACGGTGCGGGCAATGTATTCTTTAAAAAACGCCATTCGGGACTGACGAAAGTTTTTGTCATGGCTTGGGATGATCATCCGGCTAAAACTCAAGAATGGTACAATAAGCGTAAAGCTAAGGCCGAATCAGAAGGCCTTGACTATATATTCGCACAGGAAGTTGACAGGGACTACAACGCAGCAGTGGAGGGTATACTGATACCCGCAAAGTACGTCAACGCCGCTGTCGACGCTCACATAAAGCTCGGATTTGAACCGTTTGGCAAAAAGACGGTTGGACTAGACGTGGCAGATGAAGGTGGCGACAAGAATGCTATAGTTATGACTCAAGGTCCAGTAGTAATGTACTGTAAGGACTGGGCTGAAGGCGATACCAGCGAAACAGCGAAGAGAGCCTACAACTACGCCACAGACAATCTATGTGACCAATTAACATATGACTCAATTGGTGTTGGCGCTGGCGTTAAAGCTAAAACGAGCGAATTGAAGCGTGGAGATAAAAGCGAAGCATCAAAACGTTTGGATATTTCAGGATTCAATGCTGGCCAAGGCGTGGTGGATCCCAAGAAGGAATACATGTCTTTCTTTGATT